AGACAATCCCCTACCACTTCAATATGGCAAAGGCAAAGGATTTAAGACAGGTGTAAGTCGTAATACTGAACAAAGTCGTATCACTCGCTTATATGTACAAGGAGGCGAACGCAATATCGACCGTTCCAAGTACGGCAATAAAGAATTATTACTACCTAAATCACAAGAGTACGTTTACGAGGGCGTAACCTTCGTTTCAGATGATAAAGGGCTATCTATATCAATTAAGAACGCCCAAAATAACGGCTTTGTAAATGAGCAAAGCCTCGACCTATCACACATATACCCCAAACGCAAAGGCACAATATCAGCCGTCTTTGAAGTTGATAAAGCTAAACACTTCTACGACTTTACCGACGCCTCAATTCCTCAAGACCTCAACTTTTGGGATATGCGCATCAATGGCGAAAAGATGCTTATCTACTTTGAAAGCGGTATGTTATCAGGTAGAGAGTTTGAGGTACAGA